AAAATTAACAGTCGAGTGGAAAATTGATTTAGCTTCAGAAAGTATTGTGTTTGAAACAGAGCCTGAAGATGCTTTGCCTAATTTATGGTATGAAAGCGATGCGGCTTATCCAATTGAGGTTTCTTCAGGAAACCATTTAGGGAGTTACGCATCTAATCCTGCATTTCCTACAGTGTTAAGATACCCAAATAATCAAAATCAAAATATTAGTACAGGGGTAAGTGGTATAATTAAAACTACATTTTTTAATTGTTTTTGTTTTGGTAACGGAGTAGAGAGTTATAGAATAGAAGATTCTATAGTTGGTAAGACATTTACTTTAGGTAATAGGGTGACATCAACAATTATAGATGAATACAAGGAAGCTGACAGATTTGCAGATATA